TCACGCAGCCGCAACCGGAAAGCTGACCCGAACGGTCAACCCGCCCGCGGCACCGTCTTGCAGAACCAACTGCCCGCCGTGACGCAGCACGATCCGCTGCGCCAGCGACAGGCCAAGCCCGGAGCCCTCCGCCTGCCCCCGCGCCGGGTCGCCGCGCTGAAACGGCTCCAGCAGGCGCAACCGGTCGGCTGCGGGAATGCCCGGTCCGTCATCCTCGACCAGCACCTCAAGCGCGCCGCCGGACCGTCGCAGCCGCACCCGGCAGCCGCGGGCGTATTTCTGCGCATTCTCCACCAGATTGCCGATCCCGCGCGCAAAAAGCGCGGCATTGCCCCGGATCCGCACCGCCTTGCCCACGGTTTCATCGAGGAAGGGCACCCCCATGCCGCGGCACAGATCCGACAGAACCGCGCGCAGATCGACATCGGCATCATGGCTGGCCATCTCCACCTCGGTGAAGCGAAAGGCCTCTTCGGCGACGCGGGTGATCTGCGCGATGTCGCGCTCGGCGCCCGCGCGCTGATCCGGGTCGAGCTTGCGCAGCCGCAGCGCCAGCCGGGCCAGCGGCGTTCGGATGAGCGTCACTTGCCCGTCCGGGTGACGGAAGGCCGCGACAACGGCGGTCAGATCGCCCGAGCGCGACAGGTCCACCCCAAGCCAACAGGGCAGTTGCTCAAGGTCTTCCTCGTCATCGTCAAACACCCGCGCATCATAGGTGTCGAAGTCGAAGAGCGGGTCGCGCGAGTGTCCGAGCCATCGGTTCAGGTTGAATTGCTCGAAGCTGTAGCGCTCGCCCGGACTGTCCTTCGCCTTGCGTGCCAGCGAGCGCAGCCCTTCGAGGTCGGGAAAGCCATGCGCAAGGCCGGGGTTCACCCGATGCCAGAGCGCTTCGTCTTCCCAATCCGCACCCGGTTCGGGCTCGAAGAGGATCGGCAGGAACTCGGGGTTCACGATCTGCCCAAGCGCCACACCGCGCGCATAGGCGTAAAGCTCGGCGGCCAGACCTTCGTTCCCGCGCCCTGCGGTGGAGGCAATGACGGTCAGCCCGCCTGCGCGCTTCGCCATGCCCGATTGCAGCGCTTCCCAAAGCTCGCGCCCCTGCCAGACGTGAATCTCGTCAGCCAGAACGAAGGTGGGCGTCGTGCCGTGCTGCGCCCGCCCATCCGAGGACACCGCCTTCAGCGCCGAGCCGTCGCGGGTGCTCTTGATCGCCTTCGGCGCGTTATGGGCGTCATAAAGCCGGGTCACGGCCTCAAGGCGCCGGTCTTGCCTGATGATCTCGGCCGCTTCGCGAAAGCCGATGCCCGCCTGTTCACGATCCGAGGCGGCAAAGATGATCTGCCCCGCAGGCACCCGTTCCGGGCCAAGCAAGTGCAACAGCGCCAGCGCGGCGGCGAGCGAGGTCTTGCGGTTGCCGCGCGGGATCATCAGGAAGACCATCTTGACGACGCGGGCGCCCTGCGCATCGCGCGGGCCATAGATGCGCCGAACGATGCGCTCTTGCCAGGGTGCAAGCTGAAAGGCGCGCTTCGGCGCGGTGCTGGCCGGGTGGCGCAGCCGTCGCAGGAACTGCACCGCCCGCTCGCCCGCGCCTTGCGGGTCGTCGATCGGCGAGCCGTCAAAGACCCAGGTCGGATAGGTGCTTTGGGGCGTCATGCGTCACACCGACAGCGGGTCATCGTCTTCGGCATCCTCGGCCGCGGCCGAGCCGATGCGGGCGCGCGAGGTGGGCGTCAGCCCATATTCCGAGGCGAGCTGCCGGGCGGTCTGGGCTGCGCGGTTCCAGATGCCGAAGGCGGTCTTGTCGATCACACCGCCTGCCGCCGTGCGATCAGCTTCGATCTGCCGACAGATGCCCACGGCCGAGCAATAGGCTTCAACGCCTGCCAGATCGGCACGGGTGACGATCCGGCGCGCGATCAGTTGCGGAAAGATGCGCTTCCATTCCGCCTTCGCGTGCAACGAGAGGTAGGCGGGCGCGGGCGGCGCCTTTGTCAGCGCCTCGGCATCGGGCTTGAGCGCGGGCTTCACCCCGCGAAGGGCAATGGCGCTCATTGCAAGTCCTTAAGATTGGTGGAAAACTGCCCCCAGTCATTGAAGCAAGAGACAGAACAGCCATGCGAAATTGCCTTATCGTCTTCCTCGTTTTGACCAATGCCGCAACGGGATACGCCCTGTTCCAGGCGGCTGATCAATATGAACGAATTCGGACTAGGCTTGTCGAAGCCGATCAGAAGATTGCTGAACTGCAATCCACCAAGACCACAGATTTTGAACGCGAGAACTATGGCCCGGAATGCGTCAAGTGGCTGAAGGAAGAGGGCTCCAAGGATGGAAAGCGCGACGGTGAATTCTACCTTGGACGCTCTTGGAAGAAATACGGCCAGATGGTTTTCGAGGTCATCGTGCCGAGGGATCAAATCGGCCGGAAAACCGGGAACTTCCTTTGCACGTTCGATTTGCAAAGCGGAATGATGTATTCGTTTGAAGGACCGTCCCAAGAGCGCTGGATGTTCTACTGAAAGGATCATGCGGCCACCGCCCGCAGCTCAAGGCCACGCCTGCGCCCGATCTCGGCAATGGCGACTATGTTCCATGCCGTGCCATCGTGAAGGATGCGATCTGCCACCGACACGCCCGGCACCCAGCGCAGAAGGAACACCGCGTTCTTCGTCGTGGCCTCGGTCGCAGCGGTCAGGAACTCGGACACGCCCGCCTGACGCAGCTCGGCCCGGCCTTGCGCATAGGTCGCCCAGGTGGTCGTGACAGCCCCCGAAGCCGCGACTGTCTCGGTCAGCCGTTGCAGGGCGATGCGGTTTTGAAGCTTTCCGGCCTGCATCGTCACACCCGCCACCGGACAACGGCCTCCAGCGCCATCGCGCCATGTGTCAGCGTCAACTCGGGTTGAGGATCGCGCAACCAGACCACGCGCGGTTGCGCCCAGTCGTCGAGGCTGATTTCTGCCGTGTCCTTCGGTCCGAACTCCAGCGCGCCATAGATCGCCGCGCCGATCTTCCGCGCGGTGTCGGCACCGTCTTCCTGCGCCCAGATGTGCAGCGTCAGGAACACCCGCGCGAGACGCTGCGAACCGGCCGCGCAGCCCAGGAACTCGGTGCGGGCATCGCCCAGCACCACCGAAGGCAGGCGCTCGGGGCGGATGCTGCCAGCGCGAATGTTCGCGGGCGACACATGGGCCAGCACCTCGGGCGCGTCGATCAGCACCGCCCGCACGGCGGTTTGAAAGGCAAGGGCCGGGTCAAGCATGACCACCCCCTTGCGCGGCCTTGCGCACGGCTTGCCCGATGGCGCGGGCGATCCGACGCCGGGCGCGATCCTCGGTCAGACGCGCAGCGGGCAGAAGGAAGGGCTGCGCCGTGGTGCCGGGGTGCTGCGTGCCTGCGAACTGCCCGGCGTTCACATGCGGCTTCGTGCCGAACTCGACAAGGTGGCCGTGGCGCTGTTCGGGATTGCCCACGGTGACAAGCGCCTGATTGGCGCCTGCGATGCGACGGCCCCCGCCTTCGGCATAAGCCGGGGTCTCGGCACCGGGCGGGGTCACGACGATAGAGGCTTTCAGATCGCCCTCGGCTTCAGGGGCAAGGCTGCGCGCGGTGGCGGCGAGGTCTTCGGCGGCCTGCACCACGGCGGGGCGCAGGGCTTCAAGAACGGTCGCAGGAATCGCTTCAAGGCGCCGCGCCAGCCGGGCGGCTTGGGCGTTCAGGTCAAGCTCGGCCATGTCAGACCACCCAGACCCGGTGCGGCTGCAAGAGGTCATGCACCCCGAACGGCACGGCATAGGGCGCACCCCCGGCCTGCGCGGTCTCGCGGGTCTCATACCAATAGGCGGCGAGCATCAGCACCGCCTGCCGGATCGCGGCCGGAAGTGGGTCGGTCAGAGGTGAACCGATGAAGCTTGCGACATGGGCTTCGGCGGCCTCGATCTGGTGCGACAAAAGCGCATCGTCGAGGTCGTGGTCGAGGTTGAGCTGAGCTTTCAGCTCGGGAACGGTAACGAAAGGCATACTCGAAAACTCGTCAAAGAAGGCATGTGTAATAATGTAACACACCCTGTCAAAGGTTTGAAGAGTCTGCGAAAAAGTTATTTAGCGCCCATCCTGCGCGGACCTCCCCCCGCCGGTCCGGGGAATGGGGAGAAGTCGGGAGGTGCCCCCATCTAGAAATATGATCGAAATCTCAGTAACAGAAGTTTTCCGCATCAGATAGCATCTTGTGCAAAGTGCTGAGCGCAACAGACTTCCCGAGTTCATTAATTAGCTCTACATATTCTCTCTTTGAAAGGGAAAGATAATCTCCCCCGCCACAGAGGCAAACGAATTTTTTCAGCGATGAGATGTAGTTTTCGGGAGGAGCGGAGGACCTCCTTAATTCAAGCAGGCCAGAAATGTTCATCTCGGGGGTAAGTTTAATCAGCCCAGATGGAGAGAATACAATTCGACCTTCCTCGACTAGGCGAGAAATGACGGCAGTTCTTACACACCACGCTATCCTTTTGTTTAGTAGGGAAGTATCCTTAAAACTACCCCAGTTTTCGGTGATAAATGATGCCAATATTAATGCTTCTCTTCGCTCTGCGGAATAATCTCGGCGAAGGTGAAATGACTCTCTCAGCCTTGACACAAAGCCTTCCGGGTCGGATATTGCAACGCCCTCGTGGAGAATGTGAAGCATGAACAGATCCCCTGCAATGCATTTTTGCATTGCGTTAGATCGAGAAAGCTTTTGTATTTCGACCTTCCCGCTTTTTATCGATTGAGGAAATGTGTCGGACTCAATCACCAAAATATCTATATCGGAGTGTGAATCATTGTCGCCACGAGCTGCGCTCCCGAATAGTATTACGGAAGGAAGGCCTGCCTGGTCTATCATCGCTGGCGTGTCAACTTGTTGATAACAGTAGTTATGAATACGGCATACCAGACTAACCCAAAAATCGCAACCCCAACGCACAGAGCCCGCTCAAGGTGTGGTAGCTCCAGATTTGCTGTATAGTTTGTGAAGCCAAAAAGAAAAAATATCTCACACGTCTTAAAAAAAGCCGAGCTCCAGCTAATATCGTTTTGGATAAGCCTCATCGAAACAGAGGTGAGTGTCATAAAAATCATTCCAATCGCGACGGACCTTGATATACTGGCGCCCCAAGCATTCATTCCTCCAATCGCCCTAAGTATTATCCCCTCGACGGCTCCGCCTAAGGCAAAGCCTCCGACCTTGAGGAATCCAAATATGTCCCGTATTGTTAAGCTCCAGAAATCAATCTTCCTGCGTCTTCCATAAAGCTTCACTAAGGCATTCGCATATCTAGCTCTGGCGGCCATGAGAGTTCGGCACTTGACTGCCTCGTAGTAAGATTCTTCCGAGCCTTCTTTGGATAGATTGTCCATCAGAATTCGAGCGAGGTTTGATTGCGTTAATCTTAATTGCGCGCGCTGATATCTGACGGAGATGTGGCTCGGTATCTGATCCTTGAATACGTCAGCGGCACGAATGAAACTCATAGGATTTGTTATAAGGGTCTTTGGGATAATTGTGGTGTTCCCAGAAATTCCTATTCTTTCAAATGTGCAGTCTCGAAATTCGCAATCATCGAAAGTGCTGATCGAAAAAGATGTCAAGATGAATTCGCAATTACGAAACCTTGCGTATTTCCACCTTGATTTGCCAAAGTCACATTTCTTGAATTTACACTCATCAAATACTATCACCTTATCCGAGAAGTCTCCCTCGAAGTCGCAGCAATCGAAGCATTTATTCTTAATCTTGACGGGCGGAGATGATGCCGGTGATTGCCTAAATGATAGAGCGCTGGCGTTTCTCGGTATTGATGACCAATCGCCTGAATTCAGTGCAATAGGTGTCTCACTGAATATAGGCTCCCACCAGTTTTCGCTTCGTTTCGTATTTGCCATATGACGCCCGTCAATCGAACACTTAAAGCTCCGTGTCCATCATATTGAACCCTGCGCAGTAGGCAAGCAGACGTTTCACTCAGCGCCGAGCAACTCACGGTCGCTATCTCATGGCGCTCCATCTCTGTGCATTTTGCTACTGATTGCCCGCCCGTTCTAACCTCTGCTTCACCCGGTCATGGCAGGGCTTGCAGAGGGCTTGCCAGTTGTAGCGGTCCCAGAAGAGCGCCTTGTTCCCCCTGTGCGGGGTGATGTGATCGACCACGGTCGCCACCGCCCCGCAGAGCGCGCAACAAGGGTGCGCTTCAAGGAAGGCCGCGCGCTCTTTCTCCCAATCGGTCGTGTAACCGCGTTCGCGAGCCGAGGGGCGTTTCGCATCGTGGCGGCGCTTGCGGGCGCGGTCGGCGTCCTTCTGGCAAGTGCAGCGCTCGCCATGCGGCACAAGGCGGCCACAGGCGCAGATATGGGGCGGGCGGGGCACGTCAGGTCATCGCTTTCAGACGGCGCAGGCCCTCGCGGTCAAAGGCCGGGTCGAAGCCCAGCTCTTCGATCTCGCGCAGCCGCGCGGGGGTGTAGGGGGCAGGATCTTCGGCGGGGCGCTCGCCGCCGTTCAGCGCGATCAGATGCGCAAGCTTGCCGTCGAGCGCCTGCGCAATCTCGGTCGGTGTCGCGGCCCAGGTCTCGGCCGGGCTCCAGCCAAGCCACCCCGTGCCGAAGCGGTAAAGCTCGGCATAGGCGTCAGCCCAAGGCTTCGGCGCGGCCGGGGTGGTGGTCTCTGCCGTCTCGGTCATCGGGGCAAGGAAGAGGGTCAGAAGCGCGCTCAGGGGCGCGGTGATGGCCTCTTTCACCGCCGTAATGGGGACAGCGGCGAAAGAGGCCAGAAGGGCTTCGGCGGCGTTGCGATCAACCGCCGAAGCCCGGATGATCGCCTGAACGGTCTGCAAGCGGAACTGTCCGAGCGCTAGGAGGAGGCCCGGCCAGCCATCGTGCAGGCGTTCAAGCGTCATCGCCGCGCGCAGCGAGGGGCGCAGGATCACGGCCCACCCGCCGTAATGCACCGTCACCTCTTCGCCGCGCGCAAGCGGGGTCATGGCTCAGGCGGTGAGCTTGAACTTCACCAGCGCCTCGCCGAGCGTCACCCGGCCACCGACACGGCGGCGGGCGTGCAGCTTGACGATGCCATTCGCCGCGCCGGTGTAGTCGTCACGCATGACGCTGAAGCCGGTATGGTCGGCAATCGTGTAGCCCGAGGCGAAGTCACCGAAGATGATCGGCGTCTTGCCGCTGCCCGGATCATCCATGTCGGGCGCCTCATAGATCGGTCGGCCGAGCAGAATCGACGGCTGACCCGCCGCGAGGCCGCTTTGCCACAGAAGTTGCCCGTCGAGGTCGGCCATCTTGCGAATGAGTGCCATCGTCTTGCGGTTCATCATCCACGCGCCGTTTTGCGCGTAAGGCGTCTTCACCGAATAGAAGAGGTCGAGCAGGAGGGCCGGGTTGAGCATCGCCGCAGGCGCGTCAAGTTCCTGCACCTCGGTCGAGGTCAGAACACCCTCGGCGGCTGTGGTGCCGTTGCCCTTGACGAACCATTGCGCTTCGAGCTGGCCGAAGCGGCGGGCGATATGGGCGCTCAGATAGCCGTTCAGGTCCACCTGCGCATCTTCGAGCAGCACCCGCGTCACCGGCACAATCACCGCCATCTCATGCGGCTTGAGGTCGATCTGTTCGAAGGTCGGCTCGGATTCCGGGCGCGCGGCGGTCTCGGTCACATGCGCGGGCTGCACTTCGGTCACCAGCCGGGGCAGTTGCAGCAGCGGCCCGCTCATGGAAATGACCGAGGCAAGGCCGCGCACGGGCGATTGTTCGGCAATCTTTTCGATGATCGCGGTCGAGACGGTTTCGGGGGCGAGGATGCCGCCGGTCGAGGGGGCGCCATAGGCGAGGCTCTTCATCTCGGACTTGTCGCCGGTGCGCAGGTAATGCACGAAGCCCTTCACCTCGTCGGCGGCCATGATCGGGCTTTGCACGCCGGTCACGGCCAGGCTCGGGCGGTTCGTCTTCGCTTCAAGCTTGTCGAGGCGGGCCTTGATCTCGTCAAAGGCTTTGGTGTCGATCTGCGGCGCTTGGGCCGGGGTGTCTTCTTGTTCCATCTGTGTGAACTCCGAATTGCAATGCGTTGATTTCAATGAGGTGATCTGCGCGCCCGGATGCGCCGGGACGGCAACAATGCTGATTTCGTGCAGCTCAAGCGCGGTGATCCGGCGGCCCCGGCCTTCGCGCTTGGCATCCTTGGTGACAAAGCCGATCGACAGGCCCGAGACGGCCCCCGCCTTGACCATCGCGCGCACCTCGCGGGCGCGTTCCACGTCGTCGACCAGCAGGCGCCCCTTCACCGTCAGACCGGCCTCGGTCTCGGTGATCCGGTCCCAGACGCCAATCACCTGCGCCTGATCATGGGCAAAGAGCATCGGCAGGGCGGCGGGCGCTGCGAAGGCGCCTTTCACGATCACGTCGCCCACGCGGTCGGCAGAGCCGAAAGGCCAGGCAATCCCGGTGATCTCGCCCGCCTCGGTCACGGCAAGCTGCGCCTTGATTTCGAGCCGGTCGGTCATCGCGTCACCTCCACACCGCTCCAGCGCGCATCCAGGATCGCGAAGGCGAGCGGGAAGACCACGGCCAGCGGTCGGTTCTCGGCATAGGCGGCGCAGAGGTGCCTGGCTTCCTCGGGGGTCATCCCCGCGCCAATCAGTCCAATGCGGATCACCTGCGCGAGAACCTGCACCGGGAAGGCCATATTGACGAGCTGGGCATAAAGCGCGCCGGTGCCAAGGCCGGTCAGGCGCTCCAGCTCGGTCAGCATCGGGTCGGTCAGGGTGAAGGCGCGCTCGGCATCGCCAAAGAAGGCGCGCAGGGTAATGCGGTCAGTCATGCGGGGCATCCTCGGGGGCAGGATTGGCCACCGGATCGACCGCAGGGGCGGCGCCGGTGGTGGTGTAGGGGTTTTGCAGCGTGTCGCCATCGGCGCGCGGCGGCAGGTTCAGACCGGCCCGCACCTCGTTGGCGGTCATCGCGCCCATGCTGCGATACTGGCCATAGGCGGCGGCACGGGCTGCGGTGTCGGTGGTGGTCAGGTCGTCAGTGACGAACTCGACATAAAGGCGACGGCGTTCCTCGGGCGAAAGCAGGCAGCGCGCATAGGCCCAGGACCACGACGCCAGCCACGGCTTCAGCGTCACTTGCAGGAATTGCCGGGCCATCTCTTCAGTATTGCTCCAGGTGCCCCGCGTCAGCTCGAAGAGCATCGTCGGCGGCACCCGGAAGGCGCGGGCAATCTCGCGGATCTGTTCAAGACGGTTCTCGGCGAATTGCGTGTCGGCGAGCGTCATCGTCACCGCTTCATAGCTCATGCCTTCGTCGAGAATGGCGGTGCCGCCCGAACGGCCTGCGCCATGCGCCGCCGTCCAGCTTGTCGCAAGCTTCGCCTTGGCTTCGTCGCCGAGGGTCTTTTCGGTCTTCAGGATGCCGCCGGGCTTGCCACCGTTCGCAAAGAGCTTGGCGATATGTTCTTCGAAGGCGAGGGCAAGACCGATCGCCTCGCGGCCAAGCGTGATCGGCGAGGCACCTCCGAAGGCGCTCACATGCAGAATGTCGGTGAAGGGGTAGCGGTGGCGGCCATCGGCGAGCTGCACCAGATAGGCCGGTTCGCCGAAGTCGTCGGTTTCGACCTGAACCATGTGCGGTTCGAGCCGATGCAGCTCGACAGGGGCGCCGGTGGCATTGCGCACGACAAGGGCGAAGCCGTGGCCGCGCAAGAGCGCATCGGTCGTGAGCTGCACCCGCAGCGCCTCGGCCGAGGTCCAGGGGTTTGCCTCGTCATGGATCAGCGAAAAGGCCGGGTGATCGGTGACGCTCGCCCGCCCGTCTTTCTCGAAGAGCTTCGCGGGCAGCGAGCCCACCGTCTCGGCGATCAGCGCCACCGCACAGGCGACGGCAGGCACACGCAGCGCGCTTTCGGTGGTGACAGTCTTGCCGGTCAGGGTCGGGGCAAGTCCGAACAGCGGAAGGGCGGCAGGCGTCGAAACGCCCACCGCCTTTTTCTGAAATGCAGAAAGGAACTTTTGAAACATCGCAACTGAAAACAGGGGCACTCGTATGGGTATAATGATACCACACGCCCAAATCCGACTGCAAGGGAAATGTTATATTGTATCTTTATTTGAGATCGTAATCAGGCAGGGCATCAATGACCCGCGCCTTCGCAAGAATTGTCACGTCCCCGTAGTTCTCGCCTGCCACATGGGCGCGGCATGCGCGTAGAACAGCGAGCGCTTCGGCGTCGGTGTATCCTGTTTCCCGGCTGTTCACTCGCTTCGGTTGTCGAACCTTCTCGGCCACGTTTTCGGGCAGGAGTTCATTCTCATGCGCCCAAGCGAAAACGGACCGCACCGTCGAGAGATAGATGTCGCTCACAGTCTTCAT